GCTTCTTTTACTTGTTTACGTTGCAATAATTTAATTAAATAATCTAAATTTTCACCTGGGCGGCGATAATTTTCATTTAACACTTTTTTAATTTCTTCACGAATAAGCTTTCTAAATTCATTTGTCTTCATTTTAATGCCTCATTTACTTTGTAATACTTATTAAGTACCGAACCAATATCTTCATAAGCAGCTTCTAAGCGTTGCTGCATGCCTGACATTTCACCTGCAGTCTTTTCAAACACTTTATAAGCCTCTTGCAATTGTTTCATATGACGAGAAACTGTTACATTATCAAACCAATGTTCTGATTCTTGCAATGTTACATTTTCTGCCATTTCAACAATACCGCCTAATGTACTAGCTACTTCTTTTAAAGTATTGGCACGGTAAATCATTTCGCCTAGGCGATGATAATTAGCTACTGCTTCTAAAAAAGCTTTTTTATCTTCTTTAGTCATTTCAGGCATATCATCTTCTTCTTCGCGAAGATACTTTTCATTTAAAATGTTTTTCAACATTTTTGCTTCCCAATGTTTTGACATTACAACCCTCCGTAAGCTTGCTTTATAATTTTAGCAACGCCTTTAAGATTTTTTTCAGCAGCCTGTGAATAACGTCCTAACTGCGTCATCCATTGACGATACTCTGGTAATCCTTCGGCGTCAGCAGTCATTTCTAGTTCATAACCAAATTCATCAGTTAAATCTCCTAACATGTTCATAATTTCATCTAGTTGTGCTTGAAATTCTTTACGACGATCACTGCCTGGCTCAGCTTCATTAACTGTACGTTTACCAGTAGCAATACCCGCCTTACCAAAACTTTCTTTAATCAAGCCCTTGTCATCAGACATAGGCTTGCCAGCGAATAGTTGATTATATTTATCTTTTAAACTTTTCATAAGTAAAAAAATTATTGAGTTAATACTGGTTTACTGGTTATAAGGCGCTTGTTGAAGTGGAAGGTTACCGAATGGATCGACAACACTACCGTTACCCGCCTGTCCGACAGGATTAGTAGGACCTAACAAACTAGCGCCGGCTGCATCTGTTAAGCTATCAAAAATACCTACACCTGTTTTAGGATTACCTAATTGCATGTTTTCTAACGGTTCTGCATTTACTCCAGTAGTATATCCAGTACCTTTAGCGCCTATAGGATTGTTAGGGCCTATTTGTGATGTGTTTGCTAAATCTATGAGTGCCATATTAAAACTCCCTTATAATTTCTGAAATTAAACGATTAATATTATCATATTTTGTGTTAATTGATTTGTCAGTCGATTCATTTACTGGAGATAAAAATGCTCCATGTGTTGATGGATTACTAACAAAATCAAAAGCTATTAATTCGAAGTCAGGTTGTACTTCCATAGCACTACCAGCTTCGCGCATTACCTCTTTTACCGAACCTAACCCCCGTGATGAAATACCTAACTTAATTCCGGATTGGAATAATGCTTTAAGTATATTACCAGCTGGTGTAGGAAGTACTTCTACAGTACCTACCAAATCTTTTCCGCGCCATGCCATTTCTAAAATGTTATGACTAACGTTATTTAAGTTAACAACTGAAGAATCTGGATGATCTAATTCTCCTAATGCTCGACGCTCTGTTATATAACTTTCGTTATACTTTTTAGCTTCACGCATTAATGTTTCCATCGGATAAACACGACCATTATGATTTTTAGCTTCAGCTCGTTGAAGTACGCCCTGAACAATTAAACGACCACCATTATTAGCTAATGATTCATTTATCTGTTGAGGAGATACTTCGAATACATTATAATCTATAAGAAGTTGTTTGTCCATTACATTCCCTTCATAAATAAACCAGAATTAATATAATCCTGTTCCATTTGCCAACGCTTACGCTCATCCGCATATTTGCGTTTAGCTTCTTGCAGAGTTAGTTTGACATTCTCAGGTGCTTTGGCAAATTGCTGCCATGTTCTATTAGGTACCATTATTTTGAAAGTTCTTTTAATCTGTTAGAAATTCTAACAATACGTTCGTTAATTTTATTTATACGAGCGCTTGTCTGTTTCCAAAACTGTGATGAATCTACACCCGTTTCATTTTTTAAACGTAAATTGTTATGAACAACTTTTTCAATTTCGGCTAACATACGGTTAACTTCCATTATACCTTTGTTAACTTTTTGTGATGGTGAAGCTGATTCATCTTTTTTGTATTGACGATATGATACTGCCTCATCTAAACTAGGTTCAGATACGCCGTACATTTCTGACATCATTTTTTTATATGAAGATTTTGATTCCATAGGGCGAAATACTTTATTAGTTTTTTTAACTCGCTTCATACCCATTGCTTCAATAGTATCATCATCAGCTTTACCAAAAGCTTTTGGCGTCATATATCCAGCTACACCTCCGGTACTCGACATTTCATCTATTTCTTCTTCTTCATCCATCTTAGCAACTTTGCCTAAACGTTTATGAAGATACTTATCAGAAGAATCCGTATCGCCGTCATTATCTAAATCTTTATCGTCTAGATCTTTAAATTTAGACTTAGCTTCTTTGTCAGAAACGTTATCTACGCCTTCCATTAAACGTTTAAAGCTTTTTTCTATATCTTTAAATAAACCCATTAGATTCCTTGCTTTTTGAGTACGTATACAGTAGCGCCAGTTCCGCCAGTTAGTCGACTAACTGATAAATCATATACTACCCCTGCAGCTAAATCTCCTAACGGTATCTGGCCACCAGCGGAAAGACTAGCTGTAGCTCCACCTGCTGTTCTTACAATAACACTACCGTAGCCATAATTAGACCCTGTTAAATCTAATTGGCCGGTAGTATATGTAAGTGCTGAATAATATTTACCTGGATGACCTAAACGCTCGAATTGATCCGGTCCGTTATTACCGGATGGTGCATCGTAATTATATGGATAAGTTCCTACCTGTGATCCCATTACTTACCTTTAACTTTATTTAATTCAGAAACTAATTCGTAATAACGAAGCATTGTCAATACATCTTTATCTTCAATAACATGTTTTTTAGACAAAGAAGATAACAAATTAGATACTTCATTTAATTTGATACGTAATACTTTACTAGGTATTGAAGTTTTCAATGTCTTTAATTGCTCACTAATAGACTTAGCTTCTTTAATTACATAATCCTTCAATGATGTAGAATTACTAACTGTATTAATATATTGACGTAACAAAGACTTTTGTTCAGTAGTCAATTGACTAGAATATTTTTCATTGAAACGATCTACAATTATTTTTGAAGCTAAGATACGTACATCCTTATTTTCTGATTCTAACATAGGCTTGGTAGCTTCTGTTTTGTTAGGTATGGTACGTACATGTTCCAATAGTGCAAATTTAGTTTCTACATATTCCTTTGGGTCATCTGCTTCAGCAAATTCTAATAATTTATAAATACTAGCATGTATTCTATAATTGTTTACTCGAGCCTTAAAAAAATCTTCAATATCATAAGCTGATCGTATCTCTTTAATAAGATTGAACTTTTCACGCTTAATAGATGTTTCGTTGATCGTTTTCTTAGACTTTATAACTGCAGTCAGGAATGCATGTGCTTTAGCATCCGAATTAAATTTTTCTTCGTGTACTGCGCGATATAGTTTAAGTTCTTTATTTAACTCGGTATTGTTATTAAAATTCTTCTTAATAATTTGTAAAGCTTTAGACCGAGTACCGTTCATTGTATCGGCAGCAACTTGACGTACGAGTAACTCGAAAATTAAACCTGTATTTTTTACTTTTGAATGTTTAATTCGGCTCATAGTGTTACGTTTCCTTTTATGTATACGCCTTTTTAATAAATATATATATCACTGTAAAATATCATAATCTTAATCATTTAGTGATAATAATTGCGATTCGTCTAATAATGTTCCCGCATCCGGATCAACATGGCTTTTATCTAGTGATTCTTGTATTATACTAGAACTTTTAAAGTTATTAGACAATGATTTAATTAATGCTTTTGATTCTGTTGATTCGATACTTAAGGCGGAACTTTTACGGAATGTATGTTGTAACGGATCTGTTTTAGGACTACCATTAAATGTAGCACTAAGATCCTTAGCTCCTAACGGATCACGTCCATGCGGACTAGAATGCTTACCCCATGTACTAACATCTTTAGGACGGCCAGGTCCTGCAACATGTTCTTGTTCCATGCCAGGTAATAATTCTCCTTTGGTAGCTACGTGCATTGAAGCTATGTCATGCGGTGTACCAAAACTCATATTTGTCTTTCTAGGATCATTACCTTCGTCAACTATTTGTTTGCGTCGGAACTGAGTTTTAAGATCTTCTATAACATTATCTTGTTCAGACTTCCATTCATGTTGAGACATATCAAAAATGTTTTCATAAATCCATTGTTCCGAAAACATTTGAGACTCGCGCATTTTACCAGCTAATTCAATTTTAGTGGTTAATGATTCCAATTGCTGCTTTTCGTAAATGAGCGAAGGATTATTTAAAGTCAATGAAAATCCGATTAGATCTTCATCACGGAATCCTTGAGCATATAAATGTATAATAGCAATCTTAGTTAATTCTGAAACAAATATTTTTTGAATACGTTCGATTGTTCTAGCGAAACGTACATCTTCTGCTGCTAATGTAGCTTTACCTTCTACACCTTCATCATATCCTAAAAATGCTTTTGGTATTTTTAAAGCAGCATGAAGTTTATTACGTAAATATTCAATATCTTCGATTTGACCTTCGTTAGTCAATCCAGCCAATGTTTCAATTGCAGTACCAGACTCTCCACCACGAACTGGTAGATAATAGTCTTCCATCATGTTTTGCAAATTGAACTTAAGGTTATAATCACCTGTTTGTTCATTCATATATGGAACCTTTTTCATCTTGTTCATGATTTGGTTCATATAGTTATCAACTTCATGTGGTGGTATATTGCCTACATCTATTTTGAAAATACGACGTTCTGGAGCTCTCATTATACGTTGAATAAGCATTGCATCTTCCATTAATGATAATTGCTTAAACAATTTACGCCCTGACTCGATCATTGACTTACCGTACGGTAAAAAGTTTGTATCAGATAACAAACGGAAGTGTGCCATTTGAAAACTTTCAAATTCACTACGGTTTGGCTTACCGGCAAAATTAGCATACGTACCACTCGGCCCTTCAATTATAAATCGATATGCATACGGATTTTCTGGATCATAACCATCTTCACGACGAACTTCGTATGCCGATAACGGTGTTACGTTAATGATACCTAATTCATCTTCGATATCTAAATGTAAAAAGAAGTCACCATACTTACATGCGTTACGCACCCATGGCCATAGATTATAGTCTATATTAATGATATCGTAAAATAAATTATGTAATACTTTACGTACTTCTTCGTTAGATGTAGCAATAGCTAAAGTATCACCCTCAGCATTTTTAACTGTAGATTCATCTGCGTAAATATCTAATGCCGATGCAATGATTGGATCCATATCCATGGCTTCATAATCGGTAAATAATTCTAATTTAGAAGAATGAAAATTGTATGTTTGGTTATATGTAGCATAACCAGACTGACCTCTATGTAATCCAGTAAATCTATCGATATAACTGTTACTAGAAAGCGATCCGTTAGATTGTAACCTATTTGTATCAACCGCTTTTAAACGATTTTTAGCGATACGTCTTACAATTACATTAGTAGAAAATAGCCGTTTTAATCTGGCTTGTAATGAAGTGTCTGCCATGTATATTATTTATTTATAAATATTAGGTTAGCCAGGTTAAACTTTCATCACCGCCGGGAGTTTTCCATGTCCATGTCTGATGTTGTTGTGGTGCTATCGTATAAACTCCTGGATTTGTCTTTCCAAAATGATTTAATGCTTTACGAGATAAATCCATGCCTTGCTGTTTTAATCGCAGCGCCGTATCACGTACCCATAATGCTATAGCAAATGACATTACTAAGTCATCGTTATATCCGCGTTGAGCTTCTGCTCTAGACCCATTCCATATAAATACAAACAATTCATCTATTAAACGTTTACTACGTACTACTGGACTTTTTTCTCTAAGATATGTTTCTAATTTTGATATAGTTAGTGGACGTGTCTTACTAGTAGTAGAAAATCCTGGCACTTGATCTGACTTACTTTTTAAATCGTATCCTTTAGCTAAATGTACATTTTCATCAATATATGCATCTTGTCTATAGGAATAATATAAATTACTATAACCTCTATCAATAACAACTTGTATTACTGCCCATCCTACATTAGCATTCTCTATAACTAATAATGCATTATTGTATTCCGTTGCTACAGCCATTAACATGTTACCGTATTCAGTAGTACCTATTTTACCACGGTATTCTGCTACTTGTGATAAATTATCAATATCAATTACATGGAATGCTGAATAGTCACTTCCGTCACCACGTGCAACGTCAGCTACTACTGCATAATTTTTTGAATAGTCTGGATATTCCCATATCCAATAATTAGAATCAAATCCTCTACGTTCAATAGGATCTTTTATATAAGTCTGTTCATACCATTGCAGTATAGGGCCATCTATAACTGTATGACCTGATGATATAAAGTCACAGTCGCATTCTTGGGCAGCTCCTTTTTCGCCTAACAATTCTGTCTGCTCGATACGCCAGGCTTCATTACGTTCAGGATGTACTGTCCAGTGAAGTTTTATAGGTTTAAATTGTCCGCCAGCTGCCGCATCTACCCATGTTTGATGAAACCAATTACCAGTACCATTCGGTGTCGATAAAGCAATACATCCGCCTCCAGTTGCTAATGTTTGCTGAGCAGATTTCCATATTTCTTCGATATTACGTATAAATGCTGCTTCATCGATAATTAACAATGATAATGCTTCAGAACGGCCCGAGGTGCCTGTACTAGAAACGGCTTTAATTTGAGATCCGTTTTTAAAACGTAATGACAATTTATTATCTTCTATAGATTTACCTTTCAACCAAATCGGTAAATTTTCGTGCATCACTCGTACTTTTGTAACTAAGTTTTTAGCTACGTCTTGTGTAGTTGCTAATACTAAGATATTAAAGTCTTGTTTAAACAACATACACCATAATGCATATCCTGCAGATAGTGTCGATATACCTAATTGACGCGATTTCAAAATAACCGAATATCGATTATTTTGCATATCCCGTAACACCTGTTCTTGGAATGGATATAAATGAAAGTATATTTTTCCTTTAGTAGGATGTTGTATAATGCAATACTTTTTCATAAAATGTACTGGGTCAGTAGCACATTTTTTATACTCGTCTGCTATAATTTCTTTTAATGACTTTTGTGACATAAATAACCATTATTTTTTTCTTTTCGAAATATGTACAGTTTCTATAATTGCTGTAACTGCTAATGCCGGTATCCATGCACCTGATATAATAGCGAATGTAGCACCTGCTAATATTATACCTTCGCCTATAGCAATTCTACGCCATAATACTTTACGATCCGTTTGTTTTGTAACTTCTTCTAAAGCTTTATTTTTAGCTGTTCGTTCTATTTGTACAGAATCACGTTGTTCTTTAGCTTCAGTTTCTAAATCTCCATACTGATCATATAAACTAAAAAAAGCTGTACGTGAAAGCATTAGAGCTTCCGTACAGTTATTAGCATACTGGAACATAGAATCTAAATTACTTTTGTACAGATCTTTGTACGCTAAGCTCTTTAATATTTCGTCCTCCTGTTTTTTGCTTAAGAATATCCCAGTATCCCCCTGGTACACTATCCGTTGAGGTAAAAAGCTTTGCCCATAAACTATCGCGTTGATGGTAAGTAAGATTAGGAATGTTAGAAATGTTTTTAGCATCTTGTATGTTTTTATAAGTTATATTGTTAATAATTGTAGCTTGTTTGGAGTCATATGCTATCTGTAAACTATCATTAGAATGTACTAAACTGTCTACACGTGCCCTAAGATCCTCGATAGTAGTATTTGTAACTACTGGCTGCTTTTCGTTTGCTTTTTTATATAGAAAATATAGTGCTACTAACAATAATAGCATAACTATATAGTACCAATATTTTTTTAAAAACTTCAACATATTATTGTGTTTGTTGGTTATTAGTTGATGGCGGAGTAGTTGTATTATCTACGGCAGGAGGATCTTTTTTAAATACATTTTCTAATGCAGTTATACCTAACAATCCACCGGCCAAGAAACATATTGCTTCAAACATAAAATCGGGCAATACCATATCACTTAACACTGCCATGTAACAAAATACAATTACATTAAGTAAAACAAATGTACCAGTTACACGTTTAGATGATACGCCGCTATCTCCGGATAGCATTTTATCTACCCAATATTTACGTTTTTGTGCCATTAAAACTCCCGTAATAAAGTATAAGTAAATCTAGATAATCCTGAAGCTTCACATGCTTCAATAAGTCGTTTAAAGTCTGCCGGATTATTCATTACCTGGCATCCAGCTGACCATTTATCAATAAATTTACTAGTCCATTTTGGGTTTGCACGATGTATGTTTATTCCAAAAATGCCTGTATCTGTTTTTGCAGTTTCTTCTGCAATTGCATCTTTATCAGTATCACGAAACACTGTAATTGGCTTACATTGCACTAATGCTTTATATTCGCCACGATGCAGTCCTAGTTTCCACGAATCAGTCCATTGGCCTGGCTTAAGTAGTGCAGTACCGTTCGGATTCATTAGAGTCTTTAACCAATGTGTCCCTGGATTAGTTGTACCTGTACACCATGATACATTGTTTCCGGATACTACTCCAATGAGATCGTCGAATTCATTTGGAATGTTAGCTTGTGATCTAATTCCCACAATATGAAAATTGGGAAATTTATATCCTAGTTCAGTAAATTTAGTTTTTAGTTCTGTAACAGAATAATGTTTCATTAGGTTCCTTGAGTTGATATATTAGTTTCGTTAGTTTTTAAATGATGTATAAGTTCTTTTATTAATTTGTATATTTCTGCAGACTTACCTAACATACCAGTGATTGCAAATACAATTAATACGCCAGATGTTATTGAAGGGAAAAAATATACAGCTAAAGTTAATAAAGCTATAGTAGCTACTAATGTACCAGCAATGCCGGCAACTTTTTGTTGAAATTCAGAACCGCCCAATTTTTTTGTTATCCATTCGAAAGCTGCTTCCATAGCTTTAGCTGGAAATCCGGATACTTTTTTTATCTTACCGGCGATAGATTCGATCTTAGATTTTAATTTACCTTCATCAATTTTTTTACCGGTTACTTTTTCAATACCGATAGCTAATTCATGTATAAATGCAGAATTACCAAGCACATCGCCTACAACATGTATTGCCCCTAAAACTCCTCCACCCTCAGTTAAAGTATATCCACGTGATTCGCGAATTTCAGTTTTAATAGCTTCTACATCTTCTACATCAACTTGAGATACATCTCCGTTAGCATCAACTAATGCATTTAACATGGCAGCTTGAACTTCTTCATCCGAAATATCCTCTCCATCTGATTTAAGTTCTGTTGATAAATCTTGCAGTTGGCTTTGTATTGCTGATGCATCTCCATCTGCAGATTCTAATATTAAATTAGATAATTTAGATAAAATAATTGCATTTGCTATCGGAGTTAGTTTCATATTACAGATTTCCTTTTAGTTTACTTTGAGCTTTAGCTAATTGTTGCTTAGCATCCTCTTTAATAAGTTTACGCACTTCGTTGATTTTAGCTTCTATATTTTTATCCAATTGTTGTATAGACTCTTGCAACTCCGTTTTCAACATTTCTTTATTTTTAATTAACATTTTAAGTTGAGCTTCAATTTTATCTTTTTTATCAGAAGGAGCTCCGGCATATTCTTTAGCCAATTGGCTTGTAACTGAAACTGCATCTTCAAGATCTTTAGATATTTTTAATATTGGCCTTGCCATGTCATCCTTTTAAATTATTAAGTATTGTTTCTCTTGTACGTTGATAATCCGAATCAAACTTTTCAAAGAAAGCTTTTTGATCCCAATTTTCCAATGTGCCGTCAGCATCTTGTACAAATTGTAGTTTTAATGCTTCACGTAAAGCATCAACTTCCCGATCCGCATCCTTGAGCCAAGCCTCTGCATTTGCTAACATACGTGTCCTAGAATACTCTTCCCAAGCGTCTGTACCTTTTGCACGTATCATTGTTTCTTCTTTTATAACACATGAGAAACATTTTTTATGAACAAAATACATTTTAAAATTTAAATGTTTTTCTTCATCACGCATTTGTTTATCGCAACATGGGCATTTATCTGGAACAGACATTATATCACGTATCTTTTGTAGAATACTATTATCTACTATACGTGTACGATATCCGTTCTTTTGCTCTACTTTCCAGGCCGTGCCTGTTTTAGGATCTATTTCAGTCCATATATCACCAACACCACGTTTAGTTTCATCTTTTGATTTAACAAATCCTACTGTCTTACGTGTTTGGCTTTTATGTGCTCCTGTTAATAATTCTTTAACAGCTTTGATATTTTGTAACTTATTGCTCATATTATTTACGTTTTTTCTTCGTAGACTTTTCTTCTTTAACAATGCCTTCTTCTTGTGTCGGTACTTCGCCAGCTGACATAGTTAACATACGTTGTACACGTGGCTTGATGGCATTAAAATCTCTAGCAGAGATTCCGAATTGTCCAATCAATGCTACTAACAAATCGATTTTTTGCTGACGTGGTAAACGAGATAATTTTTCTGTATCAATCATATCTAAAGCTCGATCTAACACAGCTTTACCGGTACCTAAACGTGCACGAACATTGCCGCCCACTTTTTGTAAGAATGACGGGTCATTAGTCCCTAACTCGAGTATCGAACGACGTATTTCTTCACGTACCAATTCGCGCAATTCATTAGATTTCATTAAAGTTTCCTTTTTTAATAAATATCTAATAAATATACTTATCTTATCGGAATTGGGATTCTAGACCTTTAACAATGAATCGACCTGTAATTTTAAATGGCTTAGTATAAATTTTATTATCACGTATTACAATACCTTCGTGTTCACTTACTTTACCTAAAGGGGAACTCAATGATTCTAATACGGCATTACCTAATTCCATTGTAGCCAAATAAAACACATAACCGTTAATAGCAGCTTCAATATCTTTAGGGTCTTTTACTAATTCAGCTACATCTGTACCATTTGTTATTGCCAATAATATTTGCTTAGATAATGCACCTACTGCTTTTCCGTCTGCCAATTTAATTGTAGTTTCTTTTTCGTTACGTGCATTAGATAACCATTGACTTAAAGTTTTAGTTTGTTTTTTACCGCTAACCGTAACAGTATATTTTTTATTTAATACAGATTGGAAGTCCGGATCAGAATCTAAAGTTGTCGGGACGGAACCTAAAACTTCATAGCCATATTCCGTTGCAGTTGGGGCTAAATTGTTCAATAAATCCTGAAGTGCCTTCTTATTATAAGTAATCTCTTTTGTAGATCTGCGGGTCGGAGTTACTTGTTCAATTTCTAATAGTCCGTGTATAGCTAAAAAGTTCTTTTCATATGATAACACATTAGTAGATCCAGCTACATACTCGATATTAAACATTACGTTTGGATTGTCCCATAATCCTAATGTTTTGAGTTGTTTAGAGATATCAGGTAATGCATCATTAAAAATATCTAATACCTGACCCCCGATCTGTATCATACCATGGCCAACACCAAATCGGTCTAACAAATCTGCTTTTGTAATACCTTTTACATCTAATGGCTTATTAGATCCACGATCCATTACAAATTGTTTTTTAGTACCTACAGTAATTAATCGTATAGAAGCATTTACTCCATCTATCTTAACAGATGCCGGCCCTTTCTTTAAATAATCTGCAGATTGTACAAATACCTTTAAAAGATCTTTCCCGGTAGTAACTGAAGGTATATCAAATGGATGTGCCATATGTCCGCCAGCGCCGCCTTCAGTAATTAATGACTCTGTAATATTTTCTGATAAACGATTTTTAACTAAATTATAAACAGAATTATTAAACCATCCCATAATTTTTTTAAATGAGTCAGGTGTACTGGTTTTAAGCGCTTGACGTAATGCCGTACCTGACATTTCTCCGAATCCAGGAATATTGAGAGATACATGCGGAGCTACAATTAGATAACCATGTTTATCATATCCTTGCATATTGTCTTTATATCGACTATAGTCTTGAAAATACGTATCATTTCCTGACTTAAGTTTACCGATACGGAATCTAGGATCTTCTTCCATATCTTTTTGACCTACCATAAATACTACTGCAGTAGTAGCTGGATTATATGCACTTAGAATCTCTTCGGCTTTGTAAGGATTTTTAACTTGTACAACATTACGTATACCGTTCTGCTTGATAATAGCAGACTTTTCTTTAAATGAAAATGGAGACCGGCCTGGTTCTACTTTATCACTAGTTGCTACATATGTATTTGTAGCTCCGAATTGACCTTGCAACCATTTAAATGCCTTGGCATGATGTTGACCGAATGGTTGAAATCTGCCAGGGTAAATTGCTACTATGTCCGTAATGTTAGTATCTTCTGTAAGTATTTGTTTGGCTAGCCAGTTACCTAAATTCATTTGTTACCTTATTTGTTATAAATATGTTATGCTGGAGGATAGTCCGGTGGGGTTGTTAATGGACGGTAAAACACTTGTTCTACAGATTCGTACCAATCGCCTATACCTGCTAACTCGTTTGGATCTTGCATTAATACATCATGTGGTAATGGGTATGTATATGGAGTTACACCGTCCCATTCAATAGCATTGATAACATAATTATCTTTTATTACTAACCATCTCATTGTTTTATCCTTTAATAAAATTCTAATATTGCTAAATATCCAGGTCCGCCATCACCCCCGGATCCAGCCGGCTGATCCCAGGCACCACCTCCTCCGCCGCCACCGGAGCCAAAACTTATACCATCACCGCCGTTGCCTCCAGTAACTGTTTCTGCGATATCGTTACTACCGCCACCATTTCCAGCTGTACCAAATCCGTATGATGAGGTTATAACAGCACTACCAGAAAATGAAAATAATGATGCCATTGATACAATGTTAGGTACGCCATCGCTTCCGTTACCTCCGGCTCCTGGTCCTACACCTGCTAATCCACCTCCACCCGATGTAAACACTGTACCATTTTCTAGTTCAATACCCGATCCGGATCCGCCTGCTCTAGTTATGTTACCAGTCTGTGTTATGCCGCCGCCTGCTCCTCCGCCACCACAAAGACGTAATTGACGTGCATGATATACATCTACAATACCAGCTGGCAGACTGATAGTATTTATTACTGACGGTAGGCCGGTAGTACCCCCTGAAATAGCACGTGCTCCTGCATACCCTTGTATTCTAAACGGACCATATGGTAAAACACCGGCTGGTACTGTCGGGTTACCGCCGTTAGCGCCAGTACCAGCAGCTGACCCGCCGGATCCTCCAGTTACACTAGTAGTCTGAATCAATGTAACAGATCCACTAACTAATGAAGTAGTCCCGCCGCTAGATCCAGCAGTACCATTACTACCATTCGCAGCGGCTCCTCCACCACCTGTTCCTCCGCTACCAACTGTTACAGTATATTGTCCTGTGGGTATACGATCGCTAGTATAAAATATAATAGACGTCTGTCCTCCGGCGCCGCCGCCGCCACCACTTACATTATTTATGCCAGCGTTTCTAGCGCCACCGCCGCCGCCGGCGCCGCCACCGACTGCAGCTATTTTAATATATTTTGCATTGCTAGGTTTAATCCACGTTGCTGTAACAGTACTACCAGCCGAACCTGTCCATTCATAAAATTTAACATATGATCCTGAATCATTTAATTTAAAAATAGTACCTGAATTGTTCTTAAAATATAAATCCGGAACGCTACCACTAGTAAATATAGATCCCGTCCCAGGTGTTGTACTACCCGGGGATACTGACCCGGTTTTATACAATTGAATGATATCTAAAATTTGATTCATAACTTTATCGATAAATATTTACATTAATAAAACTCCGTCACGATAACTAATCCAGAACTACCTGAGCCGCCTATACCTGATGCAGTAGCTGCATTAGTATTTCCGGAGCTACATCCTCCGCCGCCGCCGCCGGCACTATACAATCCACCGATACTACCAGCACCACCATTACCTAATAAGCTAGCGCCTCCACCATGACCGCCGCCGCCCAATCCGTATAGTGTAGTACTACCGGTAAATTGCAGTAGTGTCGTTATTAAATTGTCAGACGGATCGGTAGCATTACCTCCAACGGCTCCGGCTGCAGACGCGGATACCCCAGGGTTACCAGAGTTTAATATTAGCGTATCAAATTGCCGGCCGCTAGATCCGCTCCCTGCTATAGTACCGTTAAGAAATGACCCTGCACGACCACCACCATTACCGCCGCCGCCGCCGCCGTTTCCGTAAAATAATAACGTAGTAGATGTTTGACCTAAATTGAAAATTTCAGCTGTAGCTGTAAGCGTATTGCTCGGAGTCGTTGCTTGAAGTTGACCAGGACATCCGTATATAGCATACGGAGCTCCTGCTGGAGTACAATTAATAGCACGACCTCCTTGTGTTTGTATTGAGGAGGCGACGGTACCACCGTTACCGCCACGACCGCCTTCAGCTATCACTAATGTACCAAAGGAAGAAGAATTGCCAGCAGTGCCAGCATTACCTATACCAGTGACAGTTTGTCCTAAAGCTCCAGCGCCCCCGGCTCCTACAGTTATAGTAACACTGCTAGGTAACATGTTAGCATCTAATGTTGCCCATACTATAGCTCCGCCGCCGCCGCCATTGCCTCCTTGTGAAATATTAGACACAGAAGCTTTACGACCACTACCTCCACCTCCGCCCGCGCCGACAGCACATATTTGAACGTATTTTACATCCCCTATTTTATTCCATGTATATATCTGTGTTGCTCCATTGCCACGCGCGGATCCGGTATAGTATAAAATGTTTATAGATCCGGAAGGTTGACCAACTGGTTGCAACTCGTTAGCATTGCGATAATATATTTCACTAGCGCTAGCAAATAAAGTACCGAAATTATTATTAACGGGCGCTGCAGGAGTTGATCCTGTATTTTGCATTAATATATCATCTAGAAATTTCATTACTGATGTAACCTTATATAATTACCATCTGTTTTATGTGCGTATAAAGCGTCATTATGTACAAATAAACGTACATATCCGGACGGTACTGCCGTTGTTAGAAATGACCCGGATGGTAATGATCCGGTAGTCTGTAATTCTATGTTACTAAATATTTTCATTATGATGAAACGTAAACTACGTATTCTAATGTATCCGGAGGTGTGTTAAACACAGCTCGTATTGTATTTATACCTGTTCTTCGTACGGTTGTATAAACCGTCTCTCCGTTACTACCGCTTTCAAATATTGTCACGTGCACATCACGTGTACCAAAATTATGAGCCATATCAAACGTTGTATCAGTTGTATTACCGATTACAAACGAATCTGACTGATATGTAGTACCACCACTAAAGCCTACAGTTAAATAAGAAACATATATCACATATTCAGCTGTAGCGGGAGGTGAATTAAAAATAGTTCGAACTGTATTGCCATCCGGTCGACGAATGGTTGGATATACCGATTCGCCATTTGAACCGCTTTGATAAACTGAAACCATCACTTCACGTGAGCCGAATCCGTGCACTACATCCCATGTAGTAGCAGCTCCATTCCCAATCACAGATGAAGTTGTATAAAGAATATAACCAATACCCCCGCCGCCTCCTCCGCCTAGAGCTGAAGATGCTGTATAAAACAATTGACCAGTAGTAGTATTGATTGTAACTACATTGGTTTGCGTGGTATCAGTTAATCCTGTTAAGAATGTACTTCCTGATAAACGTGTCGACCCGGTAACTGTTAAACCAGATCCGCCCAATAACAATGACCCAGATAATGTAACTAGATTAGAAGTTGAGTTAAATGTAAAATTACTACTACCACTAAATGCAGTACCTCCATCATTAAATTGTATCTGTCTATTTGATCCACCTACAATGTTATCGGCTACATCTGCATAATCTACATCTAACGTAATATTACCGACCGTATTATCTTGATTTAACCCGTCCCCTGCAGTAATTTGTGTAATAGCAGATGACCCTACTGCGGTAGATGCAGTATAGTAGACTCGACCGGTAGTAGTGTTATACGTTAATAACAGGTTACCGGTACCGTCATCTTGCGGAAGATTTTCAATATATAATGAAGCACTTTGGGTGCCAGTACCTGTAATACGAAAAGGAGCGTCTGGAGATGTCGATGATGACACAGTTAATCCGCGTTTAAAATCATATCCAGTAAACGGTTGTAATGTACCAGCTATCGAAACCCAATTTGCTGCTCCGGAGCCACCTGGAGCTAATACTATTATATCACCTGTTCGTAACGGTATTGCTATTAGAGAACCTATAACGCCTTTAGTAGTCGGATTAAATACATCATAAATTTCATTTCCAGCTACGCTATTTTCAATAACAACATCAATTCTAGAATTTGAACTCACATCGGCTAATTCTATATCATATATAGGATAGTTTAACGCACAATTAATTCTAACTCGACGTACAATTTCTCCACCTCGGGAACCATCTAAAACAATTGTATAACCATCCTTAGTGGTAGCACCTATATCAATTTCTTCTTTTAAATAACTACCACTATTAGCAGCTGTTATAACAGCAGTTTGATCTAGAATAATATTAGCTAATGCAACTCCAGTAAACAAGGCATTTGATGCAGTAACATTACCGTCTGCAGTCAAATGAAAATTGCTAGATGATATTTCAATGTTACCATTAGCACCAGAAATAAATTGGTTTTCGCTTCCAAAAAAGAATGTATCAGTACGTACTATAAATACGCTAGGTGGTCCAGATCGGAATTGTAAGTAACTACCACTATTAGCTACTAGTTCTAATCCTACACCAGTATAATTATCACCAGAATAAGGCAATACCGAACCCGACCACATCATCCATCCAGATGAACCACTAAGTTCGGGTATAGATGCCGATAAAAATCCTTGGTACCCGACAGATCGTATAAATCCGGAATTTTGGCCGGACTGCTCAATACCCGAGCCGACCTCATTACTTAGATACACTGATCCGGTTATAAGATTGCTAGTACCTTGTATATAAGTATTATCGCCGTCAAATATAGCACCGTACGTGATTAGTTCTAAGTCAGCTTTTCTACTTTCATAATCAAAAAACTGAAATTTAAATGTCAATGGCGTACTAGTATGTTCTGCAGGTATACGTTTAAATATACGTGTGAAGTTAGGAGAAAATCCAGTTTCTTTGTTAGCAATTAATTCTATTTCTGATACGATAAATGATCCGTTACGCGTAACAAATTTTAGATCGATAGGTTTAGTTTCTAATGCTTTAAATCGCATCGAAACAATGCCTAATGCTTCCGGAATTGGTTTAACTTGATATGTACCAATACGTGTACCTAATGGTCCATTATCACAAAATTTTCCTAGTACAGTATTATTAAAATTAGGTACCGGAAATATTTCACCGGCTTGCACGTTAAGTGATTGATTCTGTGTTTGTACACTTGAGCCTGATATATACACATCTAGTCGATGGTTTGGTATATCAGTATCCGCGCCCATTACACTAGAAGCATTTGTATTATTAGCAATAGTAAATTTAACTATATATTCAGTATCTGCATATACAATTGGAAAATAACTAGCAGTACTATCAGAACGTATTGAAAATACAGCTGCTTGGCCAATATTGAATCCATCTAACCCTTGCGGACTAACAGCTGTACTATATGACATAGACATTTCAGCACCGCCCATTAAAACAGTATCGTTATATAAAATACCGTTCCATAAATTTACAGGTGCGCCGGAACTAGATACACTAGATGTTACCCAGTATTGTCGTATTTCAGCTAAGTCTTCAAATGAACCATATCGTTCATAATCAACACCTACCGAAATATTAGTTTCATATGACTCGGTATCAATTAAAACATTTTGTTGTTCTAATATAGTATCACCTAAATCAATAAAATCTCCAAAAAATCCAGACGGCTTATATAACGTTTTAACTTTATATACATCGCCAGTAGCTGGTTCAATATTAGCTAAAATAATATCACCAAAACTAGAACTACGTTGTGTTTGCACAACAGCGGTAGGTTGCGTAAAACTAGCGGTAAAATTAACGGATGCGCTTATCGATGTAATGACGTTAGTTATACCGCCTTGGTCAGCTAATTCTACTGCCCATGCTCCATATGTATTATCATCTTCATTACGAAATCCTTCAATTTGACTTACTAATGCTGTTGTACTATTAATAACATTTGTTATAGCAAATTTATATGAACCAGATAATGGCGTAACTTGTCCGGATAAAACTATACTAAAGAAACTGCCTAATTCGGTTTGTTGTGATTCTGGCCATAATAACCCGTTAGACGTTGGAAATGATAATATCGCGCCAGGATTAGCTGTACCGTTTGGTGTTATGTTTGGATTAACAATTTCAATTGTACCTCCGACCATATTACTATTTAATGCAAATCCAGATGTTTTTAATCTACTACTACCATTTAATGTAATTAATTGTGGTGATGTAGTAGTTGTACTAGTACTAGATTGTAACGTTGCTTGAGTAGGAGATGTATTAAAAAACTGAGACCCAAAATTTGGAGTACCGGGCGATGCAAATCCTTCAGCAATCGGAACTAGTTCTGATACTGCATTTGGATTTAGTCCTGTAAATGGATAACCATTGCCGCTGCCGCCAATTGGTTCTATACGTACTGTAGCTCCCGTGGAACCGGTTAACTGTGTAAATACATTAAATACTTCTACTGGTTGTAGATATGGTTGTACTACTTCTGATAATGTTACATATGGGTATTTCGTAAAAATAATTTCTGTATTGTTACGAGCAAATGGAGCTACTGTTACATTACGTCTCCAAATAACATTAGGTGTATTTAAATAATTTTCACTATTATAATCTTTACTAAACGTATATCGTTCACCCGTCCCAATATTAAGAAGAGCTCGGCCTGCTAAATATATTGTAGCACGTCCCGGAGCTGTATCTGGGTAAATGTAAATAGCTATAACACGTGTACCATCTTTTTCTACATAATTTAATGGTTCATAATATATAGGATCACCATTAAAGTCTAATATCTCTATATGAATGTAACTGTTATTTACTAACGTGTCAGGATTAGCTTTTAACTTAATTAAATTTTTACCAGCAGTAAGTCTGTTAGGAAATTCTACTACATTAAAATAGTCACGTGATATAAGATCGTTATCTATTAAACTATAACTTAAATCTTTAAGACCAATATATCCGACTTTCTTACGTAACGGCATTAAGTTTCCTTGACTTTATTATAAATATCAAGAAAATTCTATTTTAGAATAACCATGTTCTTTTTTAATTTCGATAAGTTTATCTACAACATCACGCATCGCATCTATATGCGAAATACAAAGCACGAATCCAAATTGACTTTTAAGATAATCAAACAGCATATACATACTATTAAGATTATCAGAATCTAGTACTCCAAATCCTTCATCAATAGCTAAGAAATTAGGTCTAGGTAAACTAGTAACATTAATCAGTGAAGCACGTATTGCTAATGACGAAATAAACTTTTCCATTCCAGATGTTAATTCTAACGGCCAATAATTATCATCATCGTATACAATATAACCATGTATATTTTTACCATCCGTATTTAAAATCATTGTAAAGTCTACAACTTGCGTTAAGATATTATTTATCTCTGCTTCGATTTGTGGTAATGCACGAGCAATTAATTGATATGGTACTCCGTCACGTTTAACAGCTTGTAAATAATATTCATATCCTTTATACTGTACTTCTAATTCACTTAATCTATTTATTGCATCCTCAGCCGTTTGTTTTGAACGTTTAGCTATTGATAATTTGCCAGACATTTCTACAATTTGAGATTCTAAATCTCGTATTTCTTGTGATACTGAAGTAACTTCCGTACGCAACTCTTCTATTATAGACGACTGTGCTTTATTAAACTCGATATCATTTAAACATGCATTAGCCTTTGTCAATAAATCAGTTTCATGAGTTAAACTATTTTGTAATTGAGTTATTTTATTTGATATAGTTTGTAATGCAGCAGCTGCAGAATTCTTTTTTGTAGCCTTTGTATTTAATTCTCGTTGCAACTCATAATATTTCGAGATCTGTTCTTTTACATCTGTTTCTGTTAAACTACGTTCCGTATCACGTAATGATGTAGTTAATGCTATCATTTCATCATGTAATTCTGGTAAACGATTAGCAGCGATCTGTGTATCTTGTAACCACGGATTAGCTACACAATATTGACAGTTTGGATCCCATTGATGGTTTTCTAATTTAGATAACATCTTACGTGCATGCTCAATTTCATGTTGTTTGAGTTGCATAACATTACATAACTCAGATGCTTGATTTTTATAGATATTAAAATTAGAATCTTTTGTATTTAAAGAATCAATATCAATTTGGTCTATCTGTGATACTAATTCTTCATATGCAGTCTCTGCATCGAAATAATCTTGTTGTAACGAATCAAATGTTTGATCCGCATTTTTACATTGGCCGTTAAGTGTTTTAATATTAGATTCATGTATCGATGGATCTGAAACATTATCTGGTATAGTACGTAATTCTTTTGTTAAATCTAATATTTGTTCATTTAACTCATCACGTAAATTTTCTAACGTACTTTTTTCATCTGTTAACGAATCATATTTCTTTGTAACATGCTCAATGACTTGCTCCGCCTCTGCTAATGTAGCACTATGATCTAAACGTTTATATTCACGTATCAATGCAGATGTATCACGTATATCATCAGATGCTATTTGATATTGTTGTTCGAAAACATTGATATCTAAAAACTGACTTAATAAGTCTTTACGATCTTTTTGTGATTTATCAATAAAGCCTGTATTATTTGTCTGTAACGATAATGCTGTTAACACAAAGTCTTCATAATCTCCTAGATATTGTCGTATGATTTTATTTGTATTATCACGTTGATCTCCATTTAATGAAACGTTATTTCCTACATCGTCAACGTAATAAAAATCCACATCAACTTTAACATGTCCATTATTATTTTTACGACCATTACGTTCTATGATATAATCAACACCATCCATTTCGAAACAAAATTTAGATTTGAATTGATTCTTTTTGTTATTAAGAACATGTATAGCTTTACCGGTACGGCTACATTTATCGAAACAACAAAATGCTAATGCATCTAATAATGTAGATTTACCGCTAGCATTAGGAGCAAATAATCCATAAGTACCTGACAATTGTTCGAAGTCAATATGATTATCTTCGCCGTAACTAAACATGTTACTAAATTCAAACGTTTTAGGAATCCATATTTTATTACGTGTAATATCCGATTCAGATAATTTAGAATGCACTGTACGATTAATATGACGTACACAATCTAACATCGTATCATCTAATGCCAATTCATCTGTTAAGTAGTCAGTAATAACTTTATTTTGCCATTCAACATCTCGTACATTACCGAATGAAATTTTCTTACCAGTGTTAGTAGATGTTAATGCATTAACCTTTTGAATTGTCACATCTTGAACATTGTATTGTTTACGTAACTCTGAAACTAATCGTTTTAATACACTAGCATCTGTATCTTTTACTTTTAAACGTAATCTAATTTTCTTAGGTACTTTAGGTAATTGTGTTATAACTGAACCGTTATCAATTTCTAAAGTACAATACCCATAATCATTATCAATTTCAACGAATTCTGAAGTTTTAGATTTTAGATCCCAAACTAGAATACCATGTATTAAACCTTCACCAAAATTTTGTTGAATTAAACTACCAGCGTATGCAATAGTTTTAGAATCATTTAGATATTGCATTTTATGAATATCACCTAACAATACTAAATCATGTCCAGCGAAGATATCTGTTGTAACATGTGTATTACTTAATATAATACCTAGATCAGTTTGAGCTGAATTAACAGCTCCGTGATGTAAAGCAATTTTATAATCGCCATCGAAATCCGACGATTTAATAAATTGTGACGGTGCATCATACACTGACATAACGTTAAAGTGTACATTGGAAATATAATATATACCTGTATCTTTAAGATAGTGTATATTAGTATGATTCAAGGCGTTAACAATAGGAGTAATGGCATCTAAACGACTAGAATTATTTAAGTTGCAGTCATGATTACCAGTAATAATAATAGTCGGTGCTATATCTGCGAGATTTTTAAAAAAATCTGATACTGTAGCTACTAGCTCTGGTGACATATCAGTCTTAGCGTGTACAATATCTCCAGCTACATAAATAATACTATTACTAGTGTATGTCTTACGTATGTACTTATACAGTCGATTAAATACTTGTTCGTATTCTTTATGACGTTTAACATTACGTACATGTACGTCTGCAATATGATAGATTTTATCTATCTCTTTGATTCCAATGTCTATAGTGCGCATAATATTTTTTCTTCCATTAATCGTTCCGATGACATAGGAACGGTAATGTTTAATAATTCTTGAATATTTTTAAATCCTAATTCACTAGGATCTTTACCAGTTAAGTCTACAAAGAATACTTCAATACCGTTACTAATAAAGTATGCTGCAGTATCTAATGCTTGTTTTCGGGCATCACGATCTAAACATATGTAAATAGTTTTTACTCGTCTTTCTACGATTCGTTTCTTTAAAGTATTAGAAATAGTCTTACCAAATAATGGTATAGCATTTCTACGTATAGCAATTGCATCAAATGCACCTTCTACTAATACAATAGGAAGTTCCCAGTTTATATGCAATTCAAATCCAATAATATCTTTAGATACTTTAGGATTCTTATGTTTAAATGAATCTGATTCATAAAATGCTCGAGCTACAAAATAATTTAAACTACCATTAGCATCATAACTAGGTATAACGATTTTACCAGAATATTCACCGGATTCACAATAACCTATACGATACTTAAGAATGTCATGAATTGTAACTCCGCGACGTCTTAGATAATGAACAGCATTACGATAATCAGGAGATCCTTTATCAAATTTCCATAATGGACGATATCCGTTAGGTAATGTGACAACGGGAGTATCAGTTGTAGTTTTAGATGGCTTGAATTCAGTCTCATCTAACAACTTGATAATTTGAGATATCTTTTCTCGAGCTACATTTAATTTGCGATACAATACAGATATCTTACGACCTGCTGCATTGCATACCCAACAATGCCAATATTGTGTATTTAAATTAATTTCTAATTTAGGCTTGTGGTGATGACAAAATGGACAATGAAAAGCTATGTTATCATTATTCGAAGTTCTACCTTTACCTAAAACAGATTCAAGATTAGAGATTATTGATAACTTACTCATTTATTATCTTATTAGCATTGTCATTAACATAACAATGTTTTAATTTCATAAACTCAATTAAAAATTTATTACTATATATTAAATATAATAACAAATTCTCATAGCTTCAAGCCTTTAGCCAACTTTCCGGAACATTTTTTTCTGCCCATAAGATTCCATGTTTATCACAAAATGCTGCATAAGTAGTTTTACTGCCCTTACTAATCTTAGTATTAGCTGACTGAAAAATAATACGTATATCTAATTCTGGATGTTGTTCTTTAACTAGTAAATGTTTTTTACGATCCTCTCGTGTCCATCGTCCTTTAGACTCTAATAGAATACCATTCGGTAATGTCCAGTCAACTGTATATTTAGAATCACGTGCTGGAACGGTATATTTGATAGTAGTGATTTCGTACATTGATTTTGCAGGCACTGTAATACTATCAATTTGTTCTGCTATTTTAGCCTCGAAGCCAGACTTATAACCTAACTTTTGTGCGTTTGTACGGGTCTTAGATTTACTACGCCATGACATAACTTATTATTCCTTTTTAAACCATGTTATCAGGAAACCAATTATAATCGTCGAATTCGTTATCCATTTAATATAAATATATTAATAATCCCAACGCACGATAAAGTTCATATCAACATCGTCTAGTTTTGTAACCGGATTAGCTAATTTACCAATAGCTACTAGCTCAGCTTTATCATTATATAACCCAATTGTAGTTATATACGGTCCAACCGTGCCTGACACAAACGTATCTAAATAAACATCGCCCGGGCCGTTATTAGATTGGGCGCCATTGACAGTTGTATTACAATCATTTGTGGCTTGAGCTGTACCTGGACGATATGTAGCTGTCGGATTTAATGTATAATTAAATTGTCCGGCTGGGACACGTACTAGTACTTCGTTTTCATATATTCTATGAACACCACGATATGTAACTGTCCATGTAGCATTACTACCTAAGAATGCCGAACTATAATTATACCTAGGTATCGGTGATGATACTACAATTTGACCGTTACGGTAAAATACATTCCCGGCTACGTTTGTTTGATATAATGTTGGAGCTGCAAATGTACGCCCCGCTAAAGATGAAATTTCTGCATTAGAGGCTGCATAATCATAAAAACGTATTTCATCTACACGGACATTATATCCATTATCAAAACCATTGATACATCCTATTGTTATATCTGATGCATTAGCTGTACTATCTTTAGGCATTGTAGCTGTAGCTACGCTACTTCCGTTAATGAACATTGCTACATTAGTATTATTACGTCGTATAACAATATGATTCCATGTACCAGTACCTGACATAGTACCTGTCAGCGCTGCGATACTCGTGCCATTACTAGCTATAAAACGTATATTACTAGCATTGTTATGATATAATAGGAACGGTGTACGTAAATTAGTATAGTCGCCTACTCCGTCTTCAGGTTGTTGCCAATTATAAATTACGGTACGAACAGAAGTTTTACCAGTACTGGGATCTAGATATGGTTCAGTACGTACAGCACCTTTAGCTAAAATAACTGAGTCTTTTCCTGTATCGTATACCCATAAACTAATTGTCCATCGATCACAACTATTAAAATTATTAAAAATAGGATCATGTGGTATACGTATACCGCCTGTTCCACTACTATTTATATCAATTTCCGCAGATAATCCACTAGGTCGTACTGTACTAGTAGTAGTTACACCACTATCTATTGTAATATTACGGGCTTCCGCATAACGAGTAACTCCACGTAATGTATATTCAATATTAGTATTTGCTAAAGTACCACTAATACCTTCCAAATTTCTAAATTCATTATTAAATGACATGTAGAAGAAACAACGACTAGCGGTAGCAAAACTAGCAGTACTGATAGCAGTATCACGTAAATTACCATTACCATCATCTTGTAATGTTATAGAACCACTAACAACATTGACAGACCCAGGTTTAATACTTTCGCCTACATCTAAATAAGGACAAGATAAAATACTAGCAGAATAAAAATAATTTTTTTCTGTCTTTTGTCGATTAGTACCTTCGTGGCAATTTGCTGGATCATATGGATTTCGATAATATCGATGATCTATAGATTTCCATACTACATGTTTGTTAGTTCCGTCATAATTTTCCGGATATGTTACGCTAGGATCACCTACATCAGGTGGATGTAGCTTCCATATAGCATCATGTGCTCTATATCCAGACGCTGAAAACGTACTATTTGTTACCGTATAGCTTTTATATGCTTTTACAGTATTAGTTTGATAGTCGCCGGGACGTATAGTATTATATACTGTTGGAATGACCGGCATAGTGTTTTTAGAAGTCTAATTTAACTTTAATCAATGCTTCGCGAGTAAATGATTTTAATAATGGGCGGCTTAGTTTTGCTACTGCTAACAATTCACGTCGATCATTATACATGCCTACCGTTGTAATATATGTTTGAGGATCACGATAAAAAGTTGGATACTTTAATGAACCTAATGAACCACTTACAAATGTTGGATTATTTGAATAATTATACTCGCCGTTTTTAACACGTACAAAGTAATATGTAGATTTTACTTGTTCACTTGAACGTGCCTGTATGCCAAATGTCTGATCGACGCCAGCTAATCCAATTGAACTACTAATTGCATTAAACAAGCGCATTGGATTTGTAGCCGCTACGCCATCGCCTAGATCTGTACCTAATAATATACCACCATCGGCTAATGAAGAACTAAGTGCTACATCGTTTAAAATTACAATTCCATACTGCGGATACAGTAATCCATAATATGTTGTAGGAGAGTAAATACTAGTACCATTATCAATACTACCAGAAACAATATTATAAACTGCACCACCCTCACCTACACTAGGCGATGTGGTAGATGAATCATCAATTAATCTACGAACATTGTTAGATCCAACAGCTTTCAAATTAATTTCTAAATTACCTGGATCAAGTCTTTCACGGAAACGCGCACGATTGAAATTTAATATATAGATACTATTTGAATCTACACCGTTAAATGAAAATTTGAAATCATTAGGTGGTAATAAAATTTGTGCATATTGCTTGTAAATAGCACGGGTAGGAGTATCATTATTAAGATTACCAGTTAAATCTGTAGAGCCAGAGCCTTCATAATGACCATATGCGATAGAAAGTTGTACTTCGGCATCTGTTGCAGTACTCGGATTTTTATCGAATACTTCTATAAAATAACTTTTTTGAATAGCTGTAGCAGTTGAAGAAGTAAACATTCCTTGCGTTAAACTTCCAGTATTGCCAGAAAATAATCCACGTGTTAATGTTTCTACGTTGTTTGGTAATATATCTTCTACCGCATCAAAATTAGTATAAATTCTACCTAAACGAGTACGTTGACGAGCAGCATCACGTTCACGTATAATATTATCTGCTAATTGTCGAGCTAACGATTCTACTTGATTGCTAATAGCAGCACTGCCACGAGATATAGGCGCTCCACCAGTACGTCCCGTTTCTCGAGCTTCTGTAAATCTACTATTCGCCGCTACACTTCTAGATGTTCCCATTATTTATAAATCCTTTTATTGTCTTAACTCAACTGCTGCAGTTGCAACTGTTATAAGTTTAGATGTGATAGTAACTAAAGCTCTACCACCTGTCTCATTACCGATGATCAACAACGTAGTAGTTGCATCTGCAGTATATTGAGGTTTAGCTGTAATTTCAAATTCTGTACCGGTAACAGTAATACTTTGAGCCGCTTCCGAATCTCCAATAAATTGTGCTGTAGCTGGAGCAGCGGCTGCTCCCGGAGCAGATCTAGTAGCTCTAATTTCAGCTACATCAGAATCTCCTAGTATTGCTGTATATCCGAATTGACGATTACCACCCTGGAAGTTTACAGTTGAAGGAGAAATGATTGTAGATTCTCCTGCTTCTAAACTTAAAACAGTCTGTCCAACTCTTACGACTGGTATACGTGATGTACCTTTCGGTAACGTAACTAATTTATATTTCATCATCTGAGTCTCATCAGGTAATGCTTCGATGAGTGGCATATTTTCAATAGCAGCTCCGTAATATGCAGTACCTAACGGATGTTCAGTGTTGTATAAATCATAATCTACTTCATCATCAGATAATGCAAATTGAGTGATTTTAAACTCATCACGACCGCGGGCTAATAATTCACGGCCTTTCTTAGTAAGAATAGCATCTACAGTGATTGTACTATTATTTAAATAACCCATGTTATATCCTTATTTTAAATAAATATATACCTAAATCAAATTATCTAACTAATAAATTACCAGGTTCTGTATTACCAGTACCTCCACGCGATTCTGGAGCTTGTGTAAATATTAATTGATTAGCATTTGTCTCATAAACTTCGATTACAGGCGTACCTAATATTGCTGTTGCATTTTGTGTAGTAGTAGGTAAATTAATATCTGGGGCAGAAATGCGGCATCCTAAATATCTAGAATTTTCATATTGAGCTAATTCATCATCAAAATAAGCTGCGGGTTCTAAACTAATTTTATAATAATCATTTCTAGATTGACTAGCCGCATGCTGTGCATTTCGTCTTTCTAATGATGCTCCTACATTACTACCAGAATAATGATAAACGATGCGTTGATATATGTTACTAGGACGTGGCTGATCTATAATAGGCATTTCTGCAGAATGGCATACTCCGCGTATACTAAAAATAAAGCTTGTGCCCGTCGACTGCAACGGAGCAAATATAATACATCCATTTGTATTAGCTGCTTTCGATATACATGTAAATTGCAATGTTATGGCAATACGTTTTGCAGAATATGGTATACGTACATTACGTATAACTCCTGATGTCGTTGTATATCCTCCAGCATTTAATGATACATTTCGTGTTACACCATTACCTATATATTCCAAACGACCGTCATTATCTAAAACACCAATTCCTATACGCATAGCAAATACACCATTACCCACATCGAATCCATTAACAGTTTGTAAAGCTGCTACTATTCTATAATCTATATCGACATCAATATCATACGACGGATTGTTAATAACCAAACATAACGTATCAGTGATATCGCCGACAGCTGAAAAATATGTCCAATATCCAGCATTAGAATTAACAAATGGAACTAATTTATTGCCGATATAATCATTAACTGTCGGATCTAATGTATTAAAATTAGGCGACGATGTTGTTATGTACCAATCATAATATTGTGCATTATTGTTACTATAACTAACAACATCTATAATAGATGCGGTATATGATGGCATTTCATCTAACGGATTAGTTTCGATAATGCAATAATCCATCGGGCCAGGACTTTGTATACCTGTAAAATTAGCAAACCATGTATCTCCAGTCTCATCATATCCATTGTAACTATCGACATGATATAAACTTTGTGCACTTATAACATCGCGAGTTGAATCAATACTACCACTATACAACGAGTACTCACCAAACACTAAAGCATCGGGTTGCGGTATTTCAGCATCATATTGCGGATTCTCTACCTGCGGTCTTTTGGTTATTTGAGCCTTTGCACGTTCCAATGCATGCGGTTCTACTAAAACACCTGCAGCTAAATTAGCACGTAATGGTACCAATTGTTTTATTTGACTAAATAAACTAAAGTCGAACTGACTAAAAATTCGTAAGTATGCATTTATATCGTTACGGTCTGTATATTTTTTCCAATATTGATCAGAAATGTAACGTAGATCACGATATTGAGTTTCAAATTCGTCGCCAGGATCTCCTATATATGCATCTAACTCAGCATCTCCGAATTGATCAAATATATCTTTATTTACTTGGTCTGCGTGACTATAAAACAATCCTAGTTTGTTATTATCGATAGGAGCATAATCATAACTAGAACGTTCCCCGGTATTTGTCGGCGATAGTTTACTAACTAAATAATTATCTTCTAAACGTATTTTTTCCGATCTAGGTAAATTACCGCCTAGTGATACACCTTGAATATAATAAACTTCATCTAAACTATAGTAATTACCAATTTGTGGATTAGGCGGAGATGCGGCAGAAACAGTACCATTACGATTTGTATATGACCTATTAGGCTGACTACCAGATAAAAAAGTATTTACACTATGGTCATATGCATTTCCGTCACTACCTAATGTAAAATGTATTTGTAATTGATTATAACTACCGGTAGGGTCGCCATATATTGCATAACTTGTTGGATTGAGTGTATGATCATCAAATGAAGCCTGTGATAATTCCGAACTCCATTCACGAAATTCTTGTAGGTATCCAGTAACGTCCTCTATACGAGAAGTACCGCCTGCGAATGCAGATACGCCCGTTGCTGAACCTGATACTCTATGTGAAATACGTCCTACAAAATGATCACTAGCTTTTTGTACTTGTACATATCCACGACCAGCAGAGTTTCTACACCAACGTATATTCCATACATCTCCATCATATATAGGGGCATATGGTGTTGCAATCGTTCCGTTCATTATTACACGGCCATACTCATCGCTACCAGAATATAATCCTGGACTGAATGGTTCTATAGCAACCGTCTGGCTACCAGCGCCAGAAAAAATTGTCTGGCTAACTCGAGCCCCGTCAATATTCTTAAATCTAATTTCACGTGTAACTATACCGGATGGAGATGTGTATTCAATACTAGATATTGGATTTTCAGCACCGTCTTCTCCATTAGCATTAAACACTGCCATATAAGCATATCGATCCTCAATAATGTTAGGTGCATCTCCAGATACCGCCGGGCCGCCATATTCTCGTATACTTAACAATGTTTGTGGTATACCGTAACACGACATTAATGCCTTAATACTACGGGCAGTACCTTTCGTCTTTAATAGATACGGTAAGTTGTTAACTATACGACGCCATACTTCAGTAGTAATTTCTTCATTAGATTTACTAAATAAACTACCGGTACTTTGATACTTGCCATCTGTACCTACACCTAATTTATACTTCCATAAAGCTGTAGCTTGATTACCATTAGTTAATGTCCAACCCATTGACTTTGCAATGTCGTATAAAGTATCTTTACCGACACCTAACTTAGGATGTTCTTCGTTACGATAATTACGAGATAATGCATCAATATATGAATACAGGATATCAAAGTGATGGCCAATCATATTAACAAACAATTCATATTGACTGTTATTAGGATCAACACGTATGTGTTCTGGTATTGTTTTTGTTAATGCATTGTTATTGAGATCGTCGTACAAAATAGCATTGGCCGATGCAGTTGCAAACCAATTGCGAGCGATAGTAGTTGATGGGTTATGTATAACATAACTACTGTTACTTAAGTATTTAGGCCACGGGGTTATTACATATCCATCAGCTCCTAAATAACTACCAGATACTCCATGAGTAGTTAAACTACCAGTAGGATCGTTATATAAGTAACGTTCGAATCCATCGAATGATCCGACAATATTGTCAATACGCTGTCTTGTATTAGCAATGTTACTAGTTAACGATCCGCTGTCAGAGCCCGATGCCGCATTCAATGTAGAGATACGATTGTTGTAATATTCTACTAGTTCAAGTTTATACTTGAAGTTAGCTAAACGTTCATATGCAGAACTATAAAAAACAAAATTATCAAATGCAGAATAATCGATACCTAACGGTACACCTGACAATGAACCTGAAAATACACGGTCTAATATTTGTTGAGAAGTAGATAGATTTGCATCTAATAAATCATTCCAACTCTTAAACTCAGTCTCTGTAATTACGGCAGCACCTTCGTCGATATCAAAGTTAGCGCCCTTTAAATAATTAACTTTATCGGCTGGTAATGGTACCGTTAGACTAACATTATCTATATAAGCATCAGCTAATTCTTCTACAATCCAAAACGTATCGTTAAGTAAAATATCATCAGGTAATTCATTATATAAACGAATAACTAATTCGTTATCAGTATCCCAACCTTTATGATTGATTACTTTAAATACGTTGTTTTTACCAAAATTTATAGCTAAATCTTGGTCATATACACGCGAATATTCTGATAAATAGTCTTGGATTACCGTTTTGTAATCATCTACTTTGTCAGGTGTTACTGGAATTAATGCAGCTAATATTTCACGGCGATCAGGAGATATTTCTTTTACTTGAAGTATGCGATCATTAAAGTTACCTAGTACAGGCTCATGTATGTTAGTAACAAGTTCAAACTCGCCTCGGTTAATACCTAACGTTCCTAGTGCATCGGCATAATTAACATATAACTTGTTTGTACGTAAAGTAAAATCTGAAAGTAGTACACTATTAATATAACCACCGTCTTTAGAATAGGCATGAACTTCTACTTCCGATACCCCTTCCGGAGTAACACTTTTAGTATCTAAACTAAGTAATTCAACATCTGCCTTTTTCCATACTATACCACGCGTAACTCCGTCAATTGAAAGAATATCGTCTTTGTTTGTAAATCGTTCTAATGACATATTTAATCTTAGCTATTTGTCGGTAAATAATTATCAAATGTTTTGCCAGGTAAGTGTATATTCATAAGAAGAATAGCTGAACTAGGCCATTCTACTCCAAATTTACTAGCATTACCAATTTCGTCATGCACTTTTTGTCTGAAATATTGTACCGAATTGTACAATTTTTCCATAAATGTTTTAAATGTAGCCTCGATCTTAATACGGCATTGATTGCAATCATTTAGAGCTTGTTCACTAACAGCAGATAAATCATCTTCTAGAGCTATCATTCTATTATAAATATCTTGGAATGCCTCTAACGAATCGGCAGCAAATAATAAATCATCTATTTCTAATACAAAATCTTTAGCTAGTTGTAAATCTGTTCGTAACTCACTGATAAGTTTATCTACACGTTCTGCTTCAGTATATAACGGGTCCATATCAAAGTAATCTTTGTTAGAGTCATCTTTCCAATAATTACCACTGCCTTTATTATAACTTATTATAGCTGCACGAACCATACGTTTAACATATGCCGTGTTTCTCGTTAAAGAATTAACACGGTTAGAATTACTATCACCACGTCTAGGTAGCTGTGCATATCCGATATTACCTAATCGTTCATCAGTAGCAACACTATGTACTAATCCGGACCGATTAATACCAAAAATGTCATTTTCCTGATAAGGCTTGAAGTTTCGAGATATTTGTACAGTACCTTCGAATAATCCTAATAAACTAATAGATGTCGCCTGTTCAACAAGGTTACCGTTATTTTGGCGTTTAACATAACGATATGGTTCGTCAGCTGTTAGAATTTTATATAAAGGAGTGTTTAAGTCATCTATCGATGGCTGAGCTGCCGGGCTACCTAACTTATTCCTATACAGTACTGTATAGCCATCGGTTGGCTGACTATTAACTAGTGATGACAATGATAATGTACGAGCCGCTAAACGCGGCCATGATTCTTGTATATCAGCTTTTATCGACTCGATTTCAGCTTGTGCTGCAGCCTGTTGTTGTAGTACACGTAAACGTATAGGCGGATAATATGCAATACTACCTTCTGGCTCATACGGTTTTAAATATTCAATATTGAATGGTTCTCCACTATTACTGTAATTATCTATGTAATTACGATATTCAAAAATATCTAAACGATCCGCTTCTACAATATGAGGAAAATCATTCCAGATCGGACTATTGATACCGTCATTTTTTAATACTTCTATACCGCCAGCCTCTACTAACAAATTTAACCAACCATTTTCACTGTAACGTCCCTGTCCAATTTGATAGTTACTTAAACTAAGATTGTTTAGTGCAGCATATGTACGAGCCACATCTTCGTCAGTGACTTGTTTCCAGAATCCGTTGATCATCATACGTAATCCAAAGATTAAATCGTCACCTTGTACATCTGTCGTGCCGCTATTTACTAGAGTGTCATTGTACGGTACTGGCCAGTCCAGGATAACCATTTTACCTTCGTATTTTACACGTAGCTTTTCTCGGTATGTTTGTTTTTGAAATACTTGATCGAAATACAAATCCCTAGGATCTTCAGCTAAATATATGTCACTAGCCCCTGTACCTACATAACCGCGTGGTTTTAAATAATCGCCTGGATCACGATAAAATGGAGCTTTTGGCCGATAGCCACTCTCAAAACGTACTTGATAATTCCAATCGTTACTACGATCTAATACCTTACGAAACTCAAATTCTTCGATGGGGTTAGGCTTACCTAAAGTACGATCGCCCTCAAATGTGCCATCTAACACCATATCAAATTCTTGTATTTGTTCCGGAGTAGCTTCTCGAATATCACTATATGTCTTGCCGCGTTCTACTAGCATTACTTCTAATGTTTGATAATTAGGTATAGGTAATGCTCTACCATTTTCCACATAGTATACACAGAACGTAGACCGTACCACAGATTCTGGATCGGGAGGTACGGCACCTAAACGTGCAGTTATTGTCGTTGGGCCATATTGTAGATACGCATCATGCCAATCTACCGGATTCAATTCTATTTCAGAATTAATAAGAAATAAACCTGTCGGCGGTATCGGTCTAGGAAGATTTGTTTTAACATAAAAATCCCAGCCATCGTCAATA